CAAAGGCATCTTCGGACGCTTTCTGACTGTCCCGAAGCAATGAGATTTTCCGCGCTTGGGCCTCTTGAAATTGTTTATCGGCTTCCTCTTGAACTTTTTTGGTAAGACCAAGTATTTCAAGATTCACCTTGTTCAACTCCACCTCGGCCCTCTTTGCCTCAACGCGCCCTTTCAAATCACCTACCGGTTTTGAAAGAAGATCGTTGAGTCGTTGCTGAGAAATAATCAGCGCCTTTAGATTTTGGGTGTCAGTGTTCCGAGCTTTCGCAAGTTGAGCCGCCGAACTGATTGCTTCGTCTCCCAGCGAGATCAATTCCTCTTGAAGTTTTTCGACCTCCTTGGATTGCCCCGTGATGAATCGCGCAATGTTTTCAGAAATGTTTTGAATGTTTAACCCCAGAGCGGTCGCAAACGCCGAACCTATTTGTTCGACGTTAAACATTTTTTTCATGACCGAACCAGCAACCTTTGAGCTGTTCTGGAGCTTCGAAAGCGAGTTCTGCACGCTCGCAAAAGCCGCCCTCGTCGCATCGACCGCCCGCAGTATGAATGATGCCTCAGCCATGTTATTTGGAGATTTTGTTTTGGTGTTCGATGTAAGCCAGCCAGCCGTTCAGTTCCTGAGCCGGCATCGCGAGCACCTCGTGGGCAAATTTGTGCAGACGGTCCGCGAGCGCGTAAACGGTGAGGAGGTCTGCCGCCTCCCCGCCGTAGATCAGTTTTTTAGGTCGTCCACCTTCGGCGCGTCGTCCGCTAGAATGGCGTTGGCGACGCGGCCGACGACGTTGCTGTCCGCCTTGTTCAACAGCGTCGGCTTGTGCTCAATCGTAAACAGTTTCGCGCCGTGCTCGTCGGTGGCTTTCATGATGAGGATGTCTACGAGCAGCTCCATGTCGTTCTCTTTGCTGCGACGATAAAGCCGGTTTTTTTCCGAGAGCGTGACCGGCGTTGCGTGCACCACGAGCTTCCACTCGGGCACGTCGATCTTGCGCGTGCCGAGTGAGGCGAAGTGTTCTCTTACGAGGTCGATTGCGTCCATGTGTGTTGTGTGTGTTTTGCCTGCGAAATTAAGCCGTCAACGTTGAGAGCGTCCCGTTACCTTCGAAGGCAATCGAGCCTTCTACGATGCCGTCAAAGCTGGCACTCACATTAAACTGGGTCACGATGGCCGCGCCGGAATAGTAAACGTCGCCGGTCGTCGCGCCTTCTGGATAAAGGTTCAGCGTGACCGAGCTGCCGATGGTGATGAGGAGCTGACCAGCGTCGCCCTCGTCCCAGTAAAGATCGCCCGACGCGCTCCAAGTTTTCATGGAAGCAAGCCGGGTGCGGTAGGTGTCGCCGATTACCGAATCTTCTACGGTGTCGGAGGTGTGGGTCAGAGCGTAGTTGCGAAGCTCGCCGATGGTGGTGCTGGATAATTTGATTAGGCCGTCGCGGCCAAGTTTGGTTGCCATAAAATGAGGTTAGTCGGTTGAAAAATAGATGCAGTTGAAAGTGTGCCGAGCCGAGCCGAAGCGCCGGTCCTCGTCTGGTTCAATCGTATATTCGACGCTCGTCAAATGCAGGTCCTGACACTGCCCGCCGAGCGTAACGTCGGCGAGAACGGCGGCCTCGACCGCTGCGCTGCCAGTGTCGAAAAGATCGTCAATCAGATAGGTTCCGCTCTCGGCAGTGAAGTAGTCCACGACGAGCTGGAGCTGCCGGTATTGCGTGCGATTGCTCGGCCCGAGTGTGCGAACTTCGATTTGCTCGCTGACCGCGTAAACGGCGGCGGAGGGAAAGCTGACGCTCGCAATCGTGTTGTTTCGACCGCGTAGAATGTTCGCCGTCGGAACGACGAGAGCGCCGGTCAAGGCGTTGGCGGTGGCGTTGCGGATGTTTGTTCGGGTGCTCATGCTGCGGTTTTAAGTGGCATCATTCCTTTTACTCTTATGAAACCCAAATTGACCGCTGCGTTTGCACGTATCGCCTCAATCTTTTTGACGGTCGTTTGAATCCGCGAGTTGATCGCGCCGTCGATCATGCGCTGATAATTTGGAATCTTCACGTTGTGCGCCGTGGCTTTGATGAAAGGCTGCGGACCAAAGCTCGATTGCACCGAGCCAAACAGCTTGTTCCCGTTCGCCTGCGGCTTGAGCTTGTCGCTGAATTTCTTGTAACGCGCCCCGGCGACTTTTGCCGACGAGTTCCAGCCCGAGACCGTCCAGCCGACGCGTCCCTCAATCTCGTTGCGGTATTTTTTGAAGTCGCTGCCGAACGCGAGTTGATCCGGCTTGCCGGTAATTCTCCCGCGAGCGTTTTGTTTGCGCCGATGTTCAAGGCGAAGTGCGTCCTCGTTCTCCAAAAGTCGCATGCCGTAATAGTGCGAGAGCTTCGGGTTGCGCAAAAGCGCCCGCAGTTTCTCGACCTGCCGGTTACGAACGTAACGCGCCATTGACTTGTAGAATCCGCCTTCGCTCGCCTTGGCCTGCAAGTCCTGATAAACGAGCGGCTGCGCCAGTCTCGAAAAGTCAGCCCGCACCGCGTTCACGCCCTGCTGCTTGCTCTTGGGTGGCGTGAATTTGACGATGGTCTGAATCGCGTATTTGGCCTCCTCCTTGATAACCAGCCCGAGGTCAACCTTTGCCGCGTTGGCGAGCTTCGCCAGTTGGAATTCTAGCCGCGAGAAACTGGCTTCGATTTCGATCATATCGACTTTTGCACTTCGAGTTCACATCCCGCGCCCTCGGCGTCGAGCATCACGCGATCAATAAAATAGGTGATGCCAGCTCGGGAAAGCGTCTGCGTGACCTGCGGAACGGCGCTCACGCTCGTCGTGAGCAGGAAAACGGTGAAGCGCGAATCGTCGCGGCGTTGGTCCTCGAACTCAGCAAAGGCGTTGCGCGAGGCTGACCAAACGCCAGTCACCGCCGCGCCCTGATACGTGAACGAAATGCCGGCCTGCTCCAAGATCGCGGAGAAGTCGGAGTTTATCTGCGTCGGGTCGAAGTCTCGAACGGCGGCCATACAATTGCGCGATTCGTCAAACCGTGCCGAAGTGCTGCGCGTGCAGCGCCGGCCGGTTCTCCCGCAGCCACGGCTCGGCGTCTGCCATGCACTTTGCCGCGTCGTAACCGCACGTCTGAGAGCCGACGTGATGCACGTAGGCCCGCGAGATGAAGTGCCTGCGCTTCATATCCGCGCATTGCACGTCGTCGGAAAACCAGTTGATCGGCGGAAAATCGACCCATGCGTCTCTGTGAATCCACGCGCAAATCGGCGCGATGACCGGCGTCTCGATGATGCTGCGCTCCGACTCGAATCGCAGGAAGTCCAAGCGCCCGGTGCCGCAGCGGATGTTCTGCGCCCCTCGTGCGTAGTCCGACCGCGCTGCGACGTAGCCCACGTTCTCGCAATGTTCTTTGATCAGCTTCACATCCGCGAAAAGGTCGCGCCATGTCGTTGGCGTGAAAACTATGTCGTCGTTGCAGATAACCAGCTCGTCATGCTCCTTGAACGCGATCCTCGCCGCGTGGTTGTAAGCTTCGCCGAACGTCGCGCCGACGCCGTGGAAATAGTAGGTGCGGATCTCCCGCGGCACGTAGGCCTTCACCGACGCCTTGAGCACGTCGAGACACCTTGCGTTGGTCGTGCAGACGACGATTGCAGGCTCGGGAATCATGCTTTTTTCGCTCCCAGAATTTGCTCGATATTCTCCGCGTCGATCAGCGTGCAGCCGCTTGCCAGGATTCTTTCGTCCCAGTTGTGAGGTGGAACCATGCCGTCCTCGAAGTTGACCTGAATCACGCCCGGCTCGGCTGCGCTCGGCTCGCCTACGTCGTGCAGGAACTGCTTCGCCATTCCCATCGTCTCGGCGTCGTCGGCCTTGACCAGGAAGCGGTGTTCGATGCGCTCCGGCTGCGCCGCTGTCGAAAGCCAAGCGTCGCGGAACGCAACCGATTTGGTCGAGTTGCCGAGCGTCTTTTGCGTGAGCCGGATCTTCGGTGCGGTGTGCTTGTGAAACACGAGCTGCATCGCCGCCGCGTCGTCCAGTTGGCCGGCGAGGCGGTAGGCCCGCGCCGCGAGATCGTGCCCGGCCCAGCCATACCACTTGACCTCATGAGTCCACGGCCGGTCCTTTTCGGTAGGCTCGGGAAGGCTCAGCATCCGCGACGCCCAAAAGCTCGCCCGCTTGCCGTCGTTGCGCTCGAACGCCAAGAGGATGACCGACGCGATGGCCTCGCGGCACCAAGGGAAAACACCGTGCGCCGACATTGCGAACTGCATTGCCTCGCGCCGGGAAGCGACGAGCCGCGCAAGGTTCAGACCGACCTCGTAGCGGAACGAATCGTCAAGGTTCGGGAAGCTGAGCGCGATGCGCCCGAACTGCTCAGCGGCCGTCTTGTTGCCGGCGCAGTAGTGTTCTTGGTGAATGTAAAAGTATTGGGTGGCGGACTCCGCCACGCTGCGCCCGAGGATTGCCAGGTTTCGTTTGCGGTTGTCCTGCTTGATCGCAATCGGCTGATGGTGCCAGACCGGGGTTGACCAGTCGAAATGCCGGTCGTTCGGAAGTAGGAGCAGATTCTCGTGCACGTCGTGATGCCAGATGCGCCCGCTTGCAAATGCGCTGCGCCGAACGATGCGTTCGCGGTGCAGCTTTTTCCCGGTCCCGCGCACGTCGTAGGGACAACGGACCATGAGCACGTCGTCTGATAGCTCCGCGAGCCGGTCCCGCAGCTTCTCGGCGTCCGCAATTACGTCGTCGCAGTCGGCCCAGATTAGCCAGTCGCCGCACGCCTGCGCGAACGCTTGATTGCGTGCGCGGGCAAACGAATCGACGTGCTTCCATGCCTGCGCCGTCGCGCCGTTCTTGTATTCGGAGAAGATAAATCCGACCGAGTGCTGCAAGCACCAGTCGCGAACGATTTGCTCGGTGGCGTCCGGTTCCTGCGAGCCGATGGCGCGAACGAGTGAAACCTCGTCAATCACGCCGTCGAAGCTGTCGAGCATCGCGCCGATTTGTGCCGCCTCGTTTCCGGTAATTACGCAAAGCGAAAGTATCATAATCGTTGTGTTGTGTGCGTCAGGTCTTGCTGATCGCTCGGACCGGTCAAAACAAAAAGCCCCACGCCGTGAAGCGTGAGGCTGTTTTTCCAAACCTAGTTAAGATCAGGCATACTGGGTCGCGATAAGCTGACCAGCGTTCGAGTTCACGATCTTCTCGGCGGTATATTGCGAGGCGCGAACGATGTTCGACTTGATCTTCTCTTCGCGGTAGGTCGAGACGCCGATGGCTGGACCGTATTCGGACCAGTTGAGCGTGAAGCCTGCGCCGCCACCGAAGTAGCCGGCTCCTGCCTGCGTGACCGAGCCGACCCAAATGTAGGTGTTGGCCCAGACGTTTGCGGCGGAGAAGGCGATGCCCTCGGGTGCGCTGTCGTAGGAGGCGCGACCGATCAGAACCTCGGCGACGCCGAACACTTCGGCGGCTGCTTGGGTGCTGGCGTTCAAGATCGTGTCGGACGAAAGACCGGTGCCGCGCAAACGGTTTTGGAATTTCGTGGAAGCGCGGACGCGGGTCCATACTGGGTATGGGATGACGACGCGGGTGTTGGTCGTGGACTCGCCACGCGCAAGCATCCGGTCGAGAGCTTCCTGCACGTCTTGACCAACGTCGAACGTGGCCAAATTGGCGACGGTGTAGGCGGTGCCGGAGTTGGTCGAGGTGAACGCGGCGTTGTCGAAGATTTTTGCGGCGACGCGAAGCTCGTGCGCGAGCAAGAGTTTGCGCTTGGCGAGCTTGGCGGCCATCACCTCGGCGTCGAAGAAGCGGGCAACGTCGAGGGTGACGGTATCGTCAACCGCCTCCTCGTAGCCGTATTCCAGAGCGGTGTAGGTGTCTTGAGTGAAGGCGCGGGTGCCACGAGCGTAATCGCTGTATGGAGCGCGGTTCTTCATGTCGCTCTTGAGAAGTTGGCCCTCTTTGAGAACGAACGATGGGTATTGGCCGGCGCGGACTGGCACGTCGAGAATCGGCATGACGGAGGTGCCGATCAGACCGGCCTCCCAGTCTTTTGCCTGCTCAACTACGCCAGCGATGTCGCCACGGAAAATTGCTGCTGAATTTGAATACATGGTAATTAGTTCCTAACGGTTAGATGTTCTTGGGAAGCATCTCGATGATCGTAGATGCGTCCGAAGCGGTGGTGAGAGATTTGCCGACCGTGATCGTGCCTGTAATGGAAACGCTCCCGTTGGCATTTGAGAAGAGAGTATCCCCCACGGTCACTGGACCGGCGAGCAAGGTAGCTTTGATGGTGGTGCCGCCGAGAAATTCGACGGTGATTTGATCGCCGGAAGCGGCGTCAATCGTTGCAACGCCGTCGGGCAGAGAAGCCGTGGCTGCAAGACCGACGCCTCGGTTGTTGGAAATCGACACGAGACGAAACGCGGTGATAGCCGAGTTCGCCAAGAAAGTGCCGGTGTGATTGAATGAAGTGGCCATTTTAGTTTT